TATTGTCTTCTTTAGGTTCAAGTGTTTCTTTGTCGTAATAAAAAAGTTCTCTCAGTATCATGCTATTATTTATACCTCTGTAGGTTCTCCGCCTGGCGGTGCTTCTGCAGCCGCTGCATCACCTGCCGCTGATTCAGGTGGTGTGCCTTCTCCACCTTCTTCTCCACCTTCTACTGATGCTTGATCTTCTGCACCGCTAATATCTGCACTTATACCTGCGCTTGAAATTCCTACGCCACGCATTTCACCTGCAGCATCGCCTGGTGGAGGTGTTAGAGTTTCATCATTTTCTTCTCTCCACATGCGTTCGTTTTCTGCAAGATCTTCTGCACTGAATCCTAAGAAGCGTTTAAGTGCAAAACGATTTGAAATAAATGGAATTGCCTGTACTTGTGCAAAAGAACTAATACGCTGATTGTCTAGTTCTGTTTGTCTATATGCTGCAAAGTTTTGTGGTGGCATAAATTTCAGATCAAACATTGCTGTGTCAATGTTTACGCCTTTTTCTAATAAAAATCGTTTGAATTCTTGATCAAATTCTTCTACAAGTAGATTTTGCAGTCTTTCACAGTAGGTGTTGAATCTCAATTCTTGGATAAATGCTGTGCCAACTCTGCCGTCATTGTAACTTGATTGGCTGTCATCTGCTCCAGTAGGCAAGTATGAACTTGGTATACGCAATCCTCTAACAAGTTTGTTAGTAAAGTAGCGTAAGTCATCAATTTCTCCTAAGTTGGTACCACCTGGCAGTGTTTCAACTTTAGAACCTCTACCCTCTGCGGTTTGTGGAAAGAAGTAGTCTTCGTTAGTTGACAGAGGATTGTATGCACTGTCAATTACGTTTGTGCCACCACCTGTTTTTGAAGGAATACGTCTTTGATGTATTTCTGTTTTTACTCTTTCAACAAATTGCATTGCTAAGTGACTTGGCATATTACCTACGTCAACGTAAAAAACTCTACGCTCAGGTGCTCTTTGCACACGATAGATAATAATTGCGTCTTCTAATAGTTCTTTTTGCTTGTATACTTTGAAAATCTGTTCTAGCAAACTGTTACCAAAAGGATAGTTGTTGTCTAGTCCTTCTGATAGGCTAAGGTGGAACATGTGTTCTGAATTAACTGCTACTTCGCCGTCCTCAATTGTAAATCTTGAGCCTGCTTGGTTAGGATAGTTACCTACCATACCACGCACACCGCCTTCATAGTAACCACTGCCACCGCCTGTGATATTGCCGTTGGTCTGATGAGGTTTTGTTGCTACTAGATCTCTAAAATTAAATTGTACATCTTTTACAATGTACTGTTCTGGTGTTTTGCCTTCGCTTTCGTTTACAATTATTCTATTAACTTTTGCAGGATCAACGTGATACAATTTTTTAGTTTCCGGATCTCTTAGGAAAAATCCATCTCCGTATTTGAATACATTACGGAAAATACGGAACATTCTGTTTTCAAAGTTGTTGATTTTATACCATTGTTTGAGATACTGTCCTAGTATCTGTACTTCTGAATTTGTTGCATCTTTGTAAAATTTAAGATCAAAATGTGTGTCGTTCTTTTTGTTTTTCTGTGTGCAAAATTCTGCAAGAATATCAAGTGCCGCATTTACTTCTGAATCAAGATCCATAGTATTGTATTGACCATAACGTTCAACACGATTGGGCGTTCCTACATATACATCTGGAAGATAACTTGAATAGTTTGATCTTGCAGGTCCTGGTCTACTTGATGCACTACCACCACTGATCGGCGAATAACTGCCCGATGTGTTATCGCCTGTTGGTACTGGTGTGAAATATTTTTTCCAACTCATTATACACTAAATCCTGTCATAACATTGCCAGACATACCCTTTATACCTTTGAGTTGACGTCTTGCTGTATCATTTACTTGCATATTTATATTAACTAATTGTAGCATAGTTTGGTTCAGGTTGTCAAGTTTTTCTGCAACAGTACCGCCAGAATTGGACATTCCGGTGCTAATTGCACTTGCTTGCTCTGCAAAAGTGCTTGCTCCTGACTCTAAAGCATTGTAAGCCTTGGTTTCTGTAGCATTAAGTACTCTTTCTCCTTTGTGCAACCCTGCCATCATATTGCTAGGTAATACTCCTTGACCTCCAAGCACAGCCGCGGATCCTGCTTCAAAAAACGGTAAATCCATACTATCTACTCGTAAAACATTGGCTATAATATCTCTTGCACTAATATCTGCAGAAGATGCTTGTGGTGATGTGCGTCCTTGTTCTATCGCAGTAGCAAATGTTTGCATATCTCCAACAGCGGTGTTAAAATCACCATAATCAATATCAGGTTGTTGTTGCAGTCTTCTCATTAGATCTTCGCCGCTGGTAAATTGATTTTCTAAAAAGGCTTCTAGTCCGCCAGCAGTAGCTATTTGGGCTTGCATTATTTCAGCTATTTGAGGAAATTGTTCTTTTGTAGTTGCTATCACAGCAGCCAACTCTGCTATTTCTCTTTTTTGTTCGTCTGTGGTGTCTTCAGCGTTAAACAAATTTTGCATGTTAGTTGCAAGATCATTTAGTGCAGTCGCTTGTGGATCATCTGGATCTTGTGTTCCACTTGTAATACCCATTGCTCTGCTTAAACCATCTGCCATTTCATTGACAGTGTCGCTCATCGTCATTCTACCTTGCGGACCCATTGCATTACTTAAACTTCTAAACCCTTCTGCAAGTTGTGCTATTGGACCTGTAGGACCTAGTAATTTATCGTTAATGTCTGATCCAAGTTGTCCTAATGCAAGTTCTGCACTGTTGATAGTACGTGTGACTTCTGAGCCTGCACCTTCACCTTCAGCTTCTCTGGCAGCATCTGCTTTTGCAGCATCAAGTGCTTCGGCATATGTCATACCTGCATCTCTATATCTTTGAACTGCTGTTTGCATGTCGCCACCGCTTTCAAGCATAGTTGCTGCCGCTTGACCAAATTGGTTAGCATCTGCAAGTAGTGCAGTTTGTAAAAATTCTGGGCTGTTTATTCTGTCCATTATAGCGCCGCCCATGTTGTTTACCATGGTGTCAATGTTATTGCTTAACGGAGTGTTTGCTATTCCTCTAAATGTTGATTGAACTGCATCAGCTGCTGGTCCTAGTGCAACTATTCCTCTTCTTGCTTCTTCACTTTTTACTTGCCCAAGTGCAAATGTTTCTTCAACTGCTGCAACAGCATCTGGACCTGCCATACTAGCAGTCATCATTGCCTGTTGATACTGTTGTCTAGCTGCCATTGCTGCTTCTTTGCCTTGTGTTTGTTCTATCAAACGGAATTTGGCTTCGACTTGGCCTTTTCTCATACTAGCATCTATTTCTGCTTGTATTTGATCTTTTTGTTTACCTGTCAGTTTGGCCATAGCGTCCATTTCGCCAGCTAAAGACATAGTTGACTCTAGCAACAGTCTTCTTTGTCTTTCGTCAGTAAGATTTGCACGTCTATTGATGGTCATTTGTTTGGCTAACATGTCATTGATGTTTTCGGTGCTCATACCCATCATCATTAACTGGTCTGCGTAGCCTTCAGCAGATTCAAAAAATGCTTCGCTAAATCGTGTAAATGCTCTAGCACCTTGTGTAACATTACCACCTAGTGCGGCAAATCCTTCAGAATTAGAAGTTACAACACCTGCAAATTGATCAAGTGTTAACCTTGTGTTTGCAGCTGATTTTTTAAGTTCAAGTATATCACCACCAAATGCAGCACCAGATTGACTCATGCTCCTGAATGTGTCTACATAGGCTTCACCAGCTTCTATTATTGCGTTTGCTCCTCCACCAACAATTTCTCCAATGTTACCAAAGTTTTTTGAAATTAGATCAGTAGCTGTGCTAATTCTAGCTGTGCCATCATAAACACTTGCTCCAAATCCACCAATTGTTCTAGCTGTTCCGCCAGCAACTGTGGTTAGTGCACCAAGTATTCCACTAGCACCATCTGCACTGTCAGCTGTTCTCTGTAAATTATCGCTTATGTTTGTAGAACGGGAGCTTATAGCACCCATTTTTTCTGCTAGTGCAGAAAGCGTGGATTCCGTGGCTATATTGTCTATTTCAACTTGATCGCCGGTTATCCTGATTGTAGCCATATTTCGTTAGATCCTAAATTTTTGTCATATAAATATATGTAAAGTATTTATCGGAGTTAAAATATGGAAAATCAAAATCCGTTGTCTAAGTACTACAGACAGCCAAAAGTTTACCTTTCTTTGCCTAGCAAAGGTGAATGGTATCCTGAAGGTATGTTAGACGGAGATCCAACTAATCTTCCTGTATATGGTATGACAGCTATGGATGAGATTATGTTTAAAACTCCAGATGCTCTTTTCAGTGGAGAAAGTGTAGTATCTGTTGTAAAAAGTTGCATACCGGCTATCAAAGATCCGTGGCAAATGCCTCAACTAGACATTGACAGTGTTTTAATTGCTATTAGAATTGCTACCTACGGACAAAAATTACAAACAAAATTCAAATGTAGTAAGTGTAAAGAAGACAATGAAAGTGATTTTGATCTAAGCAGGGCTTTAGAATATTTTAACAGTCTAACACACAACAGTGTTGTGTACTGTGATCCACTTATTGTAAAACTACGTCCGTATACATATAAAGAATTTACTAATCTTCAGTTGCAAACCTATGAATTAAGAAGAATGTTAAGTAAGACAGTAGGAGATGTCGAAGAAAGTCTTAGAACTAAAACACTTGATGATTTTTATAAAAAATTAGGTGCTGTTCAAACTGAAAGTTATAAACAACAAATTTCTTCTGTTGAAGCTGATGACACAGTTGTTGAAAATACACAACAAATAAATGAATGGGTAAACAACAGTGAAGTAGGTTTTTTTGATAAAATTAAAAAACATCTTGAAGAACAACGCAATGAATGGCGTATTCAACCACAGAAAATAAAATGTGCCAACTGTGAACAAGAAAATACTGTTAACATGGACCTTGACGCATCAAATTTTTTCGTCTCAAACTAATTCCACTCAACGATTCTGACATTATGAAAGAGGTTGACAATATCGACCTCGAAGCTAAACAAATCAAAGATGAAGTTTTTCGCATAAGTTGGTATATGCGTGGAGGAGTAAGTTCTAATGATTTGTTTTGGGTTTACAGTGTTGAAGATCGAGAAATATTAAACAAAATTATAAAAGATAATATCGATACTACTAAAAAAGCAGGAATGCCTTTGGTTTAGTTTGCATAAAGATTTCTAAAGTCTTGCATTACTTTTTCTACATCTTCAGCAGATTCAACGCCTTCCATGTCAAGTTCTCCACTTTCAACTGCTTGTAGCATTCTATCAGCAAGTTCGTCCATTTCTTCTTGTGATAAAGGTTCTGCGTTTCTTACTGCATCTGGTAGAAGACTTGGGTCATGTGCTTCACCAGCTGATTGGTCAAAAGTTTTTATCAAGTCTTTAAACATAGCATAAAAAGTTCTATACTCCATTTTATCAAGTAACCATTCAAGTCCAACAGTGGCTGCAACTCCAGCTGCCCAACCAATCAACGTAGGCAAACTCCATCGTGGTAATTTTGCTCCAGCTCTACCAACTTTCGCTGCACCAGATAAAAATCTTGCTGTACCAACACGGGCAAAAAGTGAACCAACTAAAGCACTTACACCAAGAGATTCAATGCCCTCATATAGAATAGCTTGTTGATCGCGTTTATATCTTTTATATTCTAGTTCATATTCTGCTCTAGTCATTGCTCCAGCTTCTACAAACATCAATAAACGTGCTTTCCTAGTTGATGTATTATTCCAATATTGCAATGCCATGTCAATTCCGATATATGTATGCAATGCAAGAGCCCCCCACATGTATCTTTTACGCCATTTTTCAGTATTTTCACTTACTGATTTTCTTATTCTATCTGTTTCGGCTTGATATTTTGCACCAACAGCTCCACCTCTACTTGCTCTGCGTTTATACTCACTTTCAAAGTCATCTAAAGTGCCAGTTTTTCTTGATGCATTTCCTTCTGCATCGTATTCAAGCCAAGTTACACGCCCACCTCTATAATGTTCAGGTATAATATCATGAGGTTGACCTCTTGGAATGTTTAGACTTACACTTGGAGTTATGCCCAACTGTGTAAATGCACCTTGTGTTAATCTAGCAGACAATTGACCGCTTACATTTCTTCCTGTTATAACTCTTATTCTTGATTGTCCTTGACCTCTAATTGTGCCTGACTGATCAGGCACCCATCCGCTTGCATTTTTTGTGAGTGTGATTTGAGTAGGTTGCCCACCAACTGATCCTTGCACTGTGGTTGTTGTGCCGTTGGGTATTTGATTGAGAATACCCATTGATCTATAGTTTATTTCTTGTTCGCTGACAATTTGGTGTACTAGCATAGTATTTCCTAAAATCTTTAACTGATATTATTTATCACTTGCATAAAAGACTTAAATAATTCACTATGGATAATGATTCAGATGATCCACATGATGATTGTAGCCATTGGGTAGGGCACATATAATATGTACACACATTGGCACATCATAGACGCAAGAACTCAAGAGGTTGTTGTTGAAAAACTGCTTGATTTAAATCAAGCCAATGAAACCTTACAGATTTTACAATTACAAAACCCAAATACACAATATGAAATAGTTGAAACACAACATTCTACAGTTAAACCAGGTTTTGGACGTGATCCTGATTTACATTGATTCTAGTAGTAATGAAATGAGCTAAAGCTCATTTGTGTTTCGCTTGCGCTCAACACTTTTATATTTGATTAATTAAGTGCGAAGCACTAATGCTTCATGTAGATTGTTTCAGTCAGACGGAACCTACACAGCGGTTCCATCATCTCGAAAACTTCATGTGAGTTCGTCACAGCCGAGACCGGAAGTAGGTGTTTGACTTTGCTACTGGGCTCTGACCTTTCCCAACCTACGTCGACATCTTACGCTATACCGTATATTCTTAAAATATACGCTACACCGTAATATCCCCCGCTTCGTTCCTAGTGCTAAGGGGTTTTCGTAGCATACAGCCTGTTGAACTTCTCCACACCCATCGGCGATCTTTCACGCAGAATCTTGGAGGATCGAGCTACCTCGATCAAACAGCGTTCTTGTTTGCCTGTAAATATTCTTTTAATACTTTAGAACTTCCGACCCGCACATTAATAATTCCGTTATAATACTCATCTGTCTCTAAAACTCTTCGGTCGAATTGTTCCTTTGCCTCTAGATAACTTAGTACGCCTCTGCTGGGACAATAGTGTAGTATTTCTCTTGTGAACTTGTCTGGGCCTAATCGCTTGACGTCTGCTATCAAATGATCTGAAGATCCCCAATAGTCTCTCCAGTCAGATTCTTTAGTTCCACGTCTTTTGTTTTTTTTGCCTTTGAGTGGTGGCTTGGTAGTTTTAAATTTGGCTAATTTTTTGCCTATGTATTTGCGATTATTGGTAGTATTGGTTATCAAGTAGACAAAGCCTTCAACTCCTTGGGGAATTTCTTCAACTATTTCTCCTTGATAAGTCCATTGCATATGGATACTTACCTGTGCCTATTCAGTGCCTTGGTCTTTTTTGGTTTTGTGCTTTTCGTGTATTTCTATAGAGCGTAATCTTGCCAATCTGCGTATCTCACGGAGCCATCTACGAGCGGCTGCATGTGTACGCACACTGTTTCGGGCTTCAAACTTTTCATTTTGTTTGAAGTACTCCATGTATGCCTTGGTTAATTGATCATGTATGTCGTCTTTGATATCACTCATCGTCTCGTTCTAATGAATCAGGTTTGCTTATAGGCATGCCTGCTCGATCAAACCATCTTCCGTCCTGTGTTTTGTATACATGTGATCTAAATTTGCCTTCTGTGCCTTTTACTAGTATTGAACGTTTTGTGATTTCGCCTTGGTATTGCTTAAAGTTTTTGTTAATAACATAAATTTTGTCTGGAAACCCCATGTAGAGTCTGTCTATTGCAATCTCTCCTTGACCAACTAAGTTGCTTACTACTATTTCTGCACTCATTCTACAATCTCTATGTCGTTAGCATAACTTGTAAAGCCGTTTTCTTTCACAACCTTAAGTACATGATTAACACGACCAACAAGTTCGTCTTTGTGTGAAATTAGGAACACATTTTTACGCAGTTCTCTACCCATTTTCTTGAGTATACCTAAACTGTTTTCAACTCCTGCTGTGTCCATACCCGAATCAATCAACTCATCAATAAACAACAAGTTGATATTTTGATACAAGCTCTCCCAAACATCACGGAATGCAAAGCTCATACCAAGTATAAGTCTATTGCGCTCACCTCTTGACAAATTGTCAAAGTCTAAGTCTTGTCCAAGTTGTGTAATTTCAACTGCAAGATCATTTTGGAACACAACCTGATGCGGTAATCCTAGTTTTACTATATAATAAGTAAGACGATTGTTTAGATATGCAAGATTTTGTTCAATAATCTTCTTACGTATGAAACTATCTTTATTTGTAAGCAGTTTGTGTAGGAACTCTTGATGTTCCTTGAAATCATTTAGATCATTTACAGGAGTCCAATCAATTTCTTGAATAGCAGTCTGCTCTAATTCTTTGATCTGTGCATCATATGGATCTTGTTCAGCACGTTTGTTTTCTAAACTCTGTTTTAAACTGTCAACATTGTTGCGGTGTTCATATGCTTCTTTAGCAGTTTCATAGAACGTGCCTGGACGTCCATTGATGTCACCAATTTCTTCAAGACCATCTACTACTTCTTTAAGTTTGTCTGACACTTCTTTGTGATACACTTGTGCATCTGCTAATTCTTTTGCTTTGCGGTCTTCAAGTTCAGCTTTTTTGTCGTCATGTAGTGCTTGTCCACAAGTATAACAAGTAGCATCTTCAAGATTTGCGATGTCTTGTTCTGCCTTTTCTACACTCTTGTTGGCACGTAGTAATGCACTCTCAAGTGTGCTTTTTTCTTTGTTAAGAGCCACGATTGCATTGTTTAGTTCAGTCCAATTTTGTAGTTTTTCGTGGTTATCAAGCTCTGCATCAATATCTAAATGTTCTAATTCGTCGATGTTACGTTGTAGTCTTTCAACATCCTGCTGTTGTTTGCTTAACCAAGCTCGCTGTGTGTTGCGTAGACTTTCAACAGTGTCTTGAATTTTTTCGTTTGCACTTTGTATACCTTGTATTTTTGCATTTTCTTCTGTGATTGCTTCACGAGTAAGACGCATTTGTTCTTTGAGTGTTTCTGCCTTTTCAGACAGTATAGTAATACCAAGCAACTGTTCAATGATAGCACGTTGATCATTCTGTTTCATGCTCAAGAACGGTTCGGAATAGGTGTTTAGTGCTACAACATGCTTGAACATGTCATGACTCATGTTTAACAACTCGCTGATTGACTCTTGAGTTTTACGACTGTCGCCTTGGCTTAGGTCATCTAACTCTTGTTCTTGATCATTTACAAAAAACTTGAGTACATTGGGTGAACGTCCACGTTCAATACGATAGTCAATACCATCTTTTTCAAAGTGTAGTGTAACCAACATGCCTTTGCCGTTGGTCTTGTTGATTAGATTGTTACGTTTAATGTTGGTAAGGGCAACACCATACAGAGCATAACTGAGGGCGTTTATGATTGTGGTCTTGCCCGTACCATTTCTTGATCCTGCGTCATCGCCACCTTGATCAAGGTTTTCACCAAGCACAAGTGTTAGTTGTTCCTTGTTGAAATCTACAGCCTGGGTTTGATTGCCCACGCTCATAAAGTTTTTTACGGTTAGGTCTTTAATTTTAATCATTATAGCTCGTTATAGATGTCCAATAACATCTTTTTGTTAAATTGTTCTGAATCAATAGCTGATATTTCTCCGCTTACAATTTGATCTACACTTTCAAACTGCTGAATATCAACATCTGTTGTAATTTCTTCCATTTGTTTTTGTGGAATAAGTGATATTTCTCTACACTTGTATTGATTGACAAATGTTTCTTTGATAAACGTAGCCTCTTCAAATGAAATAGGCACATCAATAGTCACACGTAGATACATTTTAGGTTTGATGATGTTATCTGTGTCTTCTAAAAGTTGTTTTAGTCCAATAGTTCTGTACTTAGGACAATCTGCCCAACTCAAATATTCTGGTTCCTTATCATTTTCCTTGTCAAGGATCATCATACCACGATCATCATCCCAAGCATCTGCGTAGTTGTGCGGAAATGCATTACCAATATAGTGTATGGCACCTTGCTTTTGACGTTTGTGGAAGTGTCCTGAGAATACGTATTCTTGATTTTTAAAATGTTCTGCTTTGAGTTCACCGTGATCTGGCATCTGTACCATTGCGTTCATGTAGAAACTTGGAAGTTCAAAGTGACCAAACATATACTTGGCTTTGATTTTTTCAATTTTCTTCCATTCATCGCCTACCAACCACGGCACAAGTGCTACATCATCTTCTTCATAGATGTTGTCTACCAATGTTACACCTGGAATGTGTCTACCAAACTCTGTTGAACTTACATCACGTTTGTCTTTGTAGTACAAATCGTGGTTACCAACAAACATATAGAACTTGTCAAATGCTTTGCCTAATTTTTCTAAGCATCGGATAGTAGCATCCATAGTGGTTAGGTTAAGTGAATTACGATTGTGATGCCAATCGCCACAGAATATACCAGTCTCACAGCCATTTGCCTGTGCCTGTTCTATGTACCAATCCACAAAGTCTTCACAATCATCGTTGTGAACTTTACTGTTGCCTTTAAGGCCCAAGTGGATATCGGTAAAAACTGCTGCTTTCTTAAACAATATTCAATCCTCAGTTATTTTATACTATTGTAGTAGAAAATCTGTACAAAGTCAAGAGTTTTTTTTGCTTTCTGCTTCTCGCTTCATAGCAGCTTCCCATTCGCCCTGGCTTTGTCTTGTGTAACTAGGATTCAAATGGTTCATTTCTAAGATATCGTCACGGATATTTTGATTGCGTTTCTCTATATTAATAACTCTTACAAACGAATTAGTTACTGCCGCAGTGTAATATGCAAACGGATTGTTTGATTTAGATTCATCAAACTGTAGTCCTATTTGTGCTAACTGTAGAATTGCTTGTCCACGCATCTCATCATTGTAGGTATAGCCGCGCACATTTCCTCTTGTTCCGTATCTGTCACACAATTTCATCCACATCAAAGCAAGTTTATTTGTTGCCTTACCGTGAGTCATGCTAAAACTGCCGTTTTCCATACCACCTTCCCAATGACTTTTACCTACGCAAATAAGTTCGTCGTTGTCATTAAATTTGTAGTGTTGAAACGGAGGAAAATTTAACCTTACTTTAGTATCTGCTATAGTTTTAGGATTTTTCTTACGTCCTGGTTCTTCCGGAATATGTTCATAAGTCATGACACGAAAGATAAGTTCTTCTTTTGAGATCTTACGATAATCTATCTCACATTCGGACATTTTTTTACGTTGACCTGACTCTTTTGCTCTTTCAAACTCTTGTTGTGAAAGTCTTTTTGCCTTGTTACGTTTTGCTTCTGCTATGGTTCTTATGTTAATCTTTTCTACACTAGGTAGAATTATGTCAAACTGATTGTATGAATCATCAACAAAGCTGCAAAAACTGGATTTAGACTTGTGAATTTCTGCTAATATGTCTTTGTTGTTCAAATAGTTTATTTTTCTCATATTTTCTCCAAACTTTGTACTATTATAAACTACGTAGTTAATAAAGTCAACTAAATAATGTATAGGAGACACAAATAATGATCAATCCAAGAAATGCTCGGAATCTTGCCTCACAGATACGTAATAGTGAAAATCCTCTTTCATCTGTTGCTAATACAGTTGGATCAGAATTTCTTAAAACTGGTGCAAATTTTGTTGACTCAGCAAAGCAAGGTGTAGAAGATTTTGTAAGTGCTACAGGATTTGGTAAAGCTCTAAGGGCATTTGGATTATTTGCTGATGCTGTACCACAAGAAGTTAGTTTATCTGAAGCTAATTGGCAGTCAAATGCCGCAAACGGTGATTGGCGTGTCAAACTCAGTTTACCTCGAAATTTTACAGCAAGTTCTGTAATCAAACCTCTTACAGAAACAAGTGGTTTAGTATTTCCTTATACACCTACAATTTATATTACTCATAGTGCAAATTATAATCAAATACAGCCTGTACATAGTAATTATCCTTTCTATGCTTATCAAAACTCCAGAGTTGAACAGTTTAGTATTGTAGGAGATTTTTATGTTGAAACATCTAAAGAAGCAGAATATTGGGTAGCTGCTGTGCATTATTTACGTAGTGTAACCAAAATGGCATATGGTAATACATCTAATTCAGGATCACCACCACCAGTTGTTAGATTAAATGGTTATGGAGATTATGTTTTCAGTAACGTTCCGGTAATAGTCAACAGTTTTGCTGTTGAACTAGGACAAGATGTTGACTATATCAAATGTAATATTGGAGCAGGAGCAACTTGGGTACCAACAAGAAGTAATATTCAAGTTACTGTAGCACCTATTTACAGTAGACGAGCAGTCGAATCATTTAGTTTAGATCGATTTGTAAATGGAGGATACATTGGACCTAGAGGCGGAGGATTTATTTAATGGCAAAATATGGTGCAGACACACCTTGGCACATAACAAAAACTAGAAATTCTCAATTTTTAGATGTTTTATCTATTCGACCTGTGCCTAAACAGCCTGATGATATACTTTATACAATTGAAGTGCAATACACACATCGTCCAGACCTTCTTGCGTATGATTTGTATGGTAATAAAAATTTATGGTGGGTATTTGCACAAAGAAATATGGACACAATAAAAGATCCTATATATGATTTTGAAGAAGGTACAGAAATATATCTTCCAAAAGGACCGCAACTAAGAAAACTTTTAGGATTATAAATGACATTTCAAGCACAAAACCTTGCACGTAGAGCCGCAGCAGCAGGTAGGCAAGTTGCCGATTATGTTGAAAATGCTGTACAAGATACTAACATTGTTAACAGTGCAAATATTGCTGTCAATTCAATTGCTGATAGTGTCACCGGTGCAGTTCAAGATGCTGTTGGTGCAGTTATAGATCCAATTACTGAAGTAACAGACAGAGTAGCAGAAATTCAATCAGCGGTTTCTAATCCTGCATCTTTACTTTCTAGTGTTTTAGGATTTTTTGGAGGTGCTCTACGTCCAAATGAACTTAGAGATTTTGCATCTTACACATATGTGTTTACCTTAGGCGTTTTAACAAACTTTGAAACAAATTTTCCTGACCTAACATACAGAAGACGAGACCCTTGGATTACAATTCTTAAATCGGGCGGCGGCCTTGGAAATAGCAAAGCAACTACGATATATGAAAATCAAGGAAGACTTGAATATTTTATTGATAATGTTAATATAGATAGTCTAATTGGTTTAAACGCAACAACAAAACAAAGTAACGCAACAAATATAGAATTCAAAGTTACAGAACCATACAGTATGGGATTATTTTTGCAGTCTATTCAAGTGGCGGCTGCTAAAGCAGGACACAAAAACTATCTTGAAGCACCGTTTTGTCTTAGTGTAGAATTTAAAGGTTGGGACGACAATGGAAATCAAATATCAAAACCAAATTTACGTAGAATATTTCCTATGAAATTTTCAAGTGTTGATTTCCAAGTTACTGAAGGCGGAAGTGAATATAATGTTGCAGCTATTCCTTGGCATGAAACAGCACTCAACGATGCAGTTCAAAGTGTTAACACAGATGTAAATCTTTCAGGAACCACAGTAGCAGAATTATTACAAAGTGGTGGTTCTAGTTTGGCTGAAAATCTCAACAACAGAGAACAAGAAAGACAAAGAGAACAACAAGTAATAACACCAGACGAATATGTTATTCTTTTCCCTAAAGAAAGAGCATCACTTGATGAAGCACTACTAGGATCACCTGCTGATACAGCCGGAGCAACAGAAGATGAAGCTGGCGAAGAAAGAGAACTTACACAAGAAGAAAAATTAGAAATTTTTGAAAGCATCACAGGATTAGAAAATAGCACACTTCCTGCAGATTTTGATGCAGAACTTAGTAAATTATTAGGTGTAATTGTAAAACGTTCTAACATAGGTGAAGCAATTAGAGAATATGCTGAAAATCCTGAAAATATTAATGAAATTGGCAGCGCAAGACTTGTTGATTCTTTTTTAGATGGAGGAAGTAGACCATTTGGACGTCCAGCGTTTGTTGAAGAAACTAGATTAGTTCAAACTGGTCCACCAGATCAAAACACGACAGTTGGAACAGGAATATTTACTAGAGGCAATATATCTATAAGCGATAATGGAAGAACACTAACCTTTAAAAACGGTACTAAAGTACAGGATATAATTGAAGAAATTATTTTACTAAGTGAATATGGTAGACAAATTGTAGATGCAGAACCTGACGAAAACGGAATGATACCTTGGTTTAAAATAGAAGCAGATGTATACAATATCACGGATCATGAACAAATGGATCAGTCAGGAACTTTCCCTCATATCTATGTATTTAGAGTGGTTCCATACAAAGCCCATATCAGTAGGACTAGCTCACCTTCACAAGCAAGTCCTGGTATGCAGGCATTAAAAAGACAAGCAGTTAAAAAATATGATTACATTTATACAGGACAAAATGATGATATTTTAGATTTCAACATTCAATTTGATGCTGCGTTTTTCCAAGCAATCACACCTTTTGGTGGTAGAGATACAGCAGGAAATCAACAGCAAGAAGAAGAAAGCCCAGGACCACCTCCAGGACACCCAGAGTATAATGTTACCGCTGGAGATACAACTGGTGGTGTTAATGCAAATACTACAACCAGAGAATCTTCTCGTCCAGAATCTGGACAAAGCGGTGGAGGATTACTATCAAATAGTAAAACGCAAATTGCTAGAGACTTCAACGACGCTCTTGTTAATTCTCCAGTTGATTTGGTAAGTGTAGATTTAACAATATGGGGAGATCCGTATTATATTGCTGACAGTGGCATGGGTAATTATAGTGCAGCTCCTACAAATTTTATAAACATAACAGCCGACGGAACTATGGATTATCAAAGTTCAGAAGTTGATATTGAATTAAATTTTAGAACACCAACTGATTATCAAGTTACTGGCAATTATATGGATTTTCCAGGATCTGGGACTAAACCTGTTGGAGCTTTCAGCGGGTTGTATCAAGTTATAAGTTGTTTGAACAGTTTCAGTGCAGGAACTTTTACACAGCAACTCAGTTTGATTAGAAGAAGAAACCAACCGGGACTAGATACTAATGCATTACCTGTACAAGTAGGTAATCAAATTGTTCAAGAATCTGGAACAGCAGACGAAGGTAACACAACCACTGGTGGAACTAGTGCTGAAGGAACTAGCCAAACAGGACAAACTGGTGGAACTGGAGCAACAGCAAGTGGTGCCCAAGGCGATGGATTAAGAGGTTAATATGGCAAGAAATCAAATCACACGCACAAGACGACCATCCTGGATGGAAGGTAGCGGCCCTTATCTAGCAAAAATTATTAATCATCTTGATTCAGAATATATGGGAGCAGTAGAAGTAGAAATTTTAAAAATTACTGAAAACGGAAATCCTAGCACCGCTGAAGGTTCTGGATATCAGTTACCATGCTACTATGTCTCACCATTTTATAATGTTACTCCAAGAAGCGGAGTCAAAAAGAACGAAGGTTTTGAATTTACACAACAAAGTTCAGGATTTTGGGCTGTACCACCAAATGTAGGAACCAAAGTAATTGTTCTTTGTTTAGAAGAAAATTTTGGATTTGGTTATTGGATAGGTTGTGTGCAAGATCAATATATGAATTTTATGTTACCTGGTTATGCAAGCACAACCTTTAATAATTTAGATCCTACAAAGAAAAAACCTGTAGGAGAATATAATAAAGAATTAGAAACAGCTGAAGGAAGAGATCCAACCAAATATATTAAACCTACAAACACTCTTGCAGACGGTATTTTATCTACACAAGGCTTAGATGGAGATGTTACTAGAGGAACCACAACGTCGAGTGCAAGACGCGAAGTTCCTAGTAGTGTGTTTGGTTTTAGCACACCTGGGCCTTATGACAAACGTCCTGGTAAACCTACTGCTAGTTATGGTCCAGAATTTGCACAAAGCAATGTTCCTTTTAGTAGATTAGGTGGAAGTAGTTTTGTTATGGATGACGGCGATATGACACTACTTAGAAAAACCTCGGCCAGCGAAGGACCTCCCGAGTTTGCAAACGCTGAAGCAGGTGACTTATCTGGTGATCCTACTATACCACACAACGAACAGATTAGATTTAGAACAAGAACCGGCCATCAAATTTTATTAAGCAATACAGAAGATTTAATTTACATTGGCAATGCTAAAGGGTCTACTTGGATTGAAATGACCAGCAATGGAAAAATAGATATTTACGCTCAAGATAGCGTAAGTGTTCATACTTCTAATGATTTAAACATAACAGCAGATAGAGATATCATAATGAGTGCAGGTAGAAACATATGTTTAAAAGCAGGCAACGATGGTAGAATTACTGCTGCAGAAGGGGTGCATATTAATGCAAAAACACACACTGAAACTGCACCCGATGGTATTAATATGAATGGTCCTACAGCAACACCTGCTTACACTCCTATGAGAACGCCACAACACGAACCTTGGTTAGGACACGAAAACCTTGCACCAACAGAACACAGTGCTGAAAAAACAGACGCAGATCCAGAAGCAGGAAATACAGCAGATGAGACTGGAAACAGTTTTGTTGCTACAGAATATCCAACTGTTCCTGATACATTTAGGAAAAGCAGGTAAGGTAAATACGATATGAGCAGTTTAGAAAAAAATCTATATAAACAAGTTACTGTAAAATCTAATGCACGTAAGCAAGATCAAGGCATAGGTAGTAGAGCTTATCGAGGCATAAGCACAGTAAATCCAGAAAATTCATCAACTGTGTTATATGATCTTGCACTGATCAAACAAGATTTGCTAAATCATTTCCACATCAGACAGGGTGAAAAATTGAGTGATCCAGAATTTGGCACTATAATATGGGACGCACTATTTGAGCCTTTAACAGATCAAATGAGAGATGCAATCAAAGAAAATGTAACACAAATAGTAAATTACGATCCAAGAGTAAGTGTAAATCAAATTACCGTTGACCAATACGAAAGTGGCATCCAAATTGAAATAAGTTTGGTATATTTGCCATATAACATTTCGGAAAATATGCGTTTACAGTTTGATGAAAATGCCGGTTTCTTAAATACATAATTAACTGCGCACATAATTCATTTCGCTAAATATACTTGTAAAGGAAACTGACCATGTCATCAACTGATAGACAAAATAGATTACTTGTAGCAGAAGATTGGAAACGCATCTATCAAAGCTATAGAAATGCGGATTTCAAAAGTTATGACTTCGACAATTTGCGTCGAACAATGATAGCATATCTACGAGAAAACTATCCTGAAGATTTTAATGATTATATTGAATCAAGTGAATATCTAGCATTAATTGATCTTATTGCTTTCCTAGGACAAAATATTGCTTTCCGTATAGATCTTAACGCAAGAGAAAATTATTTAGAATTAGCAGAACGTAGGGAAAGTGTGCTACGTCTTGCAAGACTTTTATCTTACAATCCAAAAAGAAATCAATGTGCAAACGGATTATTGAGAATTGAAAGTGTTAAAACAACAGAAGATATAATTGATTCAAACAACATTAATCTTGCTAACCAAACAATTTTATGGAATGATCCTAGCAACAGTGATTGGAATGAACAGTTTATAAAAATTATGAATTCTGCACTTCCAACAAACGGAACGTTTGGTCGTCCAGTAAAAAAAGATACAGTTGCGGGAATTTCAACTGAGCAATATAGATTAAATTCTACAAATAGTGATGTGCCTGCTTATAGTTTCAATCAAACAGTTGATGGTATAAGCACAAGATTTGAGGTTGTTTCTACTGACATTGCAAATAACAATATTGTTGAAGAAGCACCATTTCCGGGCAATAACTTTGCATTTTTATATAGAGATGATGGTAAAGGTGCAGGAAGTTCTAACACAGGATTTTTCTGTCACTTCCGCCAAGGGACACTAGACCAAGGAACATTTACTATTGATAATCCTAGCTCTAATCAAACAGTTGCTATAGATGCAACCAACATAAACAATTCAGATATTTGGTTATATAAATTAGACAGTTTTGGAAATGAAGATGAACAATGGATTAAGGTAGATTCTGTTGAAGGTAATAACATAATATACAACAGTTTAAATAAAAATATTCGTAACATATATAGTGTGCTTACGAGAATAGATGATAGAGTTAGTTTAATTTTCAGTGACGGTACTTTTGGTAATTTACCTCAAGGGTCATTTAGAATTTATTATAGAACAAGTAAAAATAAAAGAATTGTTGTAGAACCTAATGACGTTAGAGGCGTTAGTATTAATGTAAAATATCTATCAAAAAATAACAAAGTAGAAACTATTACACTAACCTTTGCTCTTAGAAGCACAGTTGACAATGCTAGTGTGTCAGAAACTAATGCTAGTATAAGAACAAATGCACCTGCTACTTATTATACACAAAATAGATTGGTAACAGCAGAAGATTATCAGATTGGTCCTCTTGCAATAAGTCAAGAAATTATAAAAGCCAAAAGTGTCAATAGAACTGCAAGCGGAATTAGTAGGTATTTTGATTTATTAGATGCGACTGGAAAATATTCTAAAACAAATCTATTTGGTACAGATGGTGTTGTTTATCGTGAAATATTTAACAGCAAAGAAAGATTTACATTTAGCACCCAAACAGATGTGCAAGGAGTTATATTAAACACT